AGGATTTAACGAGGAGTCGAAAGCTGGGTCTTGTTCCCTGGCTTCAACTAACCGATTGTTCCACTGCAATGTTTGTGCATCCTGCGCCTGCTGATTCTGGTGCGCCTGATACGCTGAGGCTCGTTCAGCATCGCGCTCATGATGTCGAACGTCAGCGACAAAGGCTGACATCGCCATTGAATAATCTTCATAAGCGTCGAAGTTTTCTAATGCAGGAACGCCTGGTATTTTCTTAAACCGTGCCCAATCGCCACCACCCGGTGTGGGCTTCTCCTCGATTGGCTGCACGAGCGCCTGAACGCGAGCTTCAGCAGCATCGGCGCGGCGTTCGGCTTCACGCTGCTTGGCGACAGCCGATTTAACGGCTTCGGTTGGATCACTTCGGCGCTTGGCTTTTACGGGAGGCGCGTCAGCCGGCGAAACCTCGGCCGGCGAAACCTCGGCCGGCGCAGCCGTATCGATATCCTCTTGGCTCGACTCTTCTGCGCCAGAAGGCAGATTTGTCGAATCATCTACGAAAGCAAGCTGAATCTGATCAGCCGTCTCGTGATTGCTATCAATCGTGATATCGCCTTCCGTGACCTGTCCTGCGTCTGTATCCATATGCCTCGTAAATGGGGGGACTACATAACAAAAGGGACGGGTCTCATGGCCGAAGCCAGAAACACGTCCCCTCGTCGTGCGTCCCCTTGTCGTCTCACCCGCTGGGGGCAGCGGTTGTCGGCGCGGTAATTATTCGTGCCCGAGTGAGATCGTCAGCTTATTAAAATCTCTATATCAAAATACCACTTTTTTACAATCCAGGATATTTTGCTTTCACCGCCCGCTTGATTCCGACGGGATTAGGAGCATTATGCGCTAAAGCAAGTGCTGATCTTGCTCGTTTTTTCGTATTAATAGGGAAGGTTCCTTTAGGAGCACCACCTGATGGGCCAGCAAATGACTTTACCTTAGGGTATTTTCCAGCATTTGATCCACCGGGGCGTTCCCTGATGCGTAAAAGGTTACGAAGCGTTTCTTGCCCTCGCATTACACCTGCTCTGGCGGGAGGGGCGGAAGTGGGGGTAGCGATGGAGGTGTTTCCTCGATGGATGGCCTCAACCCTGGCTCTACGGGAGACGCAGACATTACCGAATTCTGCTGGAAGTCCTGCATGGACTGGTCACTCGCCTGGATTGCGACCTGTTCAGCCTGATCCTGTTGGGCCATTGCACCTTGCATCGCCAACTGCTGCTGATGATGCTGGTCTGACGCCTGCTTAATCGCGTCAAAGCGATGCTTTGAGTCTGTCCCTACGCGTCCTACTTCGACGGCAAAGATTGCGGCAGCCTCATCGGCTTGAATCTTCATCGTCGCCACGGCGAGTTGTGTTTCGTTCTTCATCCGCTCTATTTGCAACTTCGCTTCTCGATCTGCAGCGGCGCGTTGGTCTTCCATCTGTAATTCAGGAAGTTTCGCTTCAGCTTCATGCGTTTTTTCGTCGAGTGCCTTCGTTAACTGATCAACCATCTGCCCCGCCTGCTCTAACTGCTGTTGTAGTTGCTGGGGGTTAGGCTGATTCGTCTGCTCCTGCAATGGGGGCGGCAAGAGCTTCTTGATCCGAGACGCGGCTTCTAGATGCCCAGGGAAATCGCGGAACTTCAAATAAATATCACCCAAAATGGGGAATAACTGTGGCTGGGCCTGAAATAACTGCCCAAGTTCATCGGCCCCTTCTTCGGACCGACTCTTGTAGGACTTCCCGATACTGACCGTCACACCATATCGTCCCTTATTAAGGTCGTAATGTTGGACTTTCAGCCCAGTCTCGGGGTTCATCGATGGACCCCCCTGACCAGGCATGCCAGGTTGAGGCATACCAGGAGGGACTGGCATCGGTGCCATACCAGGGGGTGGCGGCGGCATCCCAGGCGGCATCCCAGGCGGCATCCCACCTTGCCCTGGCCCCATCACTTGCTCTGGACGATTCGTCTCAGGGTTCATGGTAAACGGGGCATTTAGCATCACGGTCTTCGCGTTATCTTCCAAATCTAAGATTCGGGCGACTCGGCCGGGTCGATCGTAAATAAATGGAATGAGATCGAGCACGACTTTCGCTTCGTATGTCAGGCTAATTTCAGCTAGGTTATCGAGGAAATGCCCCGATCCCTGTTGATGCTGACTCTGGAGCGCCAAGACTGCCCGCCCACTCTTGGCGTTTGTGGCCTGCTGCCCAAGCGCGCTCTCGTACGCCCCCGTCCCTTCATGAACAAACTCTCGCGCCTGTTGCAATAGCAGCATCGAAGGTCCGAGACGGGACGTGTCAACTTGCGTACGTTGTGGGGGCGGGGCCGGCGTGCCATTGAGGCTGACATTTCGATAGCGCAGATACGGGAAGTTCCGCACGTTAGCAAGCTGCCATTCCTGCTCGTGCCCTTCCTCTTGCCCTTCGACCATCGTATAGGGGGCTTTTGTTTCCAAGCTTGCCATCTCAACTGCGCTACTCGCACTGTAATTCAGCAACCGAACCGCATCTTTGTTTGGCTCGATCATGCCAACCCAACGACGCTCGCTTTCAAACGGAATAAGTTCTCGACCGATTACAGGAATAATAGGGATATATTTTCCATCCTGCGTCTGCGCTGGTTCGAGTTCCTCAACGGCATTGATAACCGACCAGTAGAGAATAGGAACTTCCTCGTCCGTACTTCTCGCATCGTCACCTTCACGAACTGTTCGTCCGTCAGGGATCTCATCGTCATAACTATCCGACCCGTCATCAAGTAATACACGCTTTTTTGGAGTTCGCTCTAAACGGTAATACTCGGCTACTCTGACGGCGCGACCAACCCCTTCATCTCCAGATATCCAATGTTGCGTATCGCTCCCGAGCGCAGATAGCTCATCTTCACTAAATGACGCCATTTGGCTATTGGGATACCGTCGCTTGTAAGTGTCCCAAGGCATGTCGTTAACAAGAAATGCCCATGTGCCATCAGAAAAGTCTGGTTCCTGAGAGAACGGGTCAAGCACAACACTCGACTGCTGCAAAATGCGCTTAATGACAATGCGTTGGTCAAAGGCATTCTCACCATCAGGGTCTCGCTCAGTAACTACGCGATAAAAGCCACGCCCCGCCTTCACTGCCCGCTCAAACGCCCAACTACGCGCCAAGGTCGCCCGACTATCGACCTCAATCCGCCGATAGAGACCCTGGAGCACCTCAGCCGTGTCGTCATCTGCGGTATCAGATAGGGGATGGATACCAATCCCTAGATGCGCCGATTTTTCAGCATTGATCGTAAGCTGGATTGGATGATCGAGCGTGGGAATCGAGAGCATGGGACGCTGAGGAATCGCGACACCACCCACTAACTGAGGCTTTCGCTGCTCTTTGACGTCGTTCGGCCAACTCAATTCTGGCACCTGGAAGCGCAATGCATCAATTTCACGTTTGCGCTGATCCGCATCAGCGTCCACGCCAAGCGCGAATCGATCTAGGGCTTTCCGAATACCTTCCGTTCGGTCTATTGTCATATCTTAAGCAGACATCCATCCGGTATCTGAAACACGCGCCGGATGCTGGGAGAGAGTGGGGCGAGGGGCAATTTTCATATGCTCGCGTCCTGAAATAATTAGATATCGGGTCGCGTCCATTAAGTGGTCAGAGGTTTTGACAATCTTCCCTTGCTCGTCTCTATGATACTTCCGAAATTCGCTACGCCAATTCGATAAATGCTCTTGTACCACAAGTCTCCCAGAAACGAGCAAGTTCCAGGTTTCCGTAAGGCCCGCCTCAACGGCATTTACCGCCGGCTCAAGATGTAATCCAAGACGATCGTAGATATCAATCAATTTCCGCCCATCAATTTGATTGCTCCCAGAGCTGGCGGGATCGATGACCCCACGCATCCAGGCCCCTCTCGCGCGAACGCCTTCAGCGTGACTGGCTGGTTCACCATGCCCTCTATAATGCTCGTCATACAACACAATCCTCCCAGACCCAGGATCTTTGGCCCCCCAAATTACGGCCGTCCGATTCCACCCTACGTCCATCGCGTACACGCGGGGCCAGTTTTCTGGAATCGTTGCAGTCGGAACTAGAATTTCCCTCTCGGCAATCGGGTAAATAGCCCCAGATCCCAGGGATGGTTCCCCTTCTGTCCTTGCTGCGATCTGGTACGGTGGCGTCGTTGCCATGAGCGCTCGTTGCTCTTCGGCGTCCAAATGTGGCACATCTTTCCAGCCAGCCTGGATAAATGTCTTAAAATCTGCCGCAATATCGCTTTCCGGCTCTAAAAAGCCCTTCACGACCTCGCTCATGCCCTGTAGGGGCGTGAAGGTGACCATCACGATGCCTTTGGTCGTGACTGTGCGATAGAGCATTTCGGTATAGCAATCGGCAGGTGGCTCCTCATCACACCAGATAACATCCTTGCTCGTGCCCTCAAACGACTGCCGTCCCTGCTCATAGGTTTTCAGGCCCAACAGGCTATTCCCACCCGAGATGTGGCGAATCACCCCGCCCTCAAGCGCACCTGGGAGTCCCCGAGAGCTGATCGTGGACAGAATCAAGTGTCCCGGCACCATCCCCGTCCCCGGCATTTGGACACTCCCGAGTAATTTTGCCTGCACAATGTCTCGGGTGGTCTGACTATTGGTGCCGACCGCCCAGCATTCCACCGGCTTCTCGAATCGACGCCCTTCCCACCATGGCGGATACAGACCAGTCAGATGGCAGGTCAGTTCGTAGGCTCCCGCCTCGCTTTTC